ATGAATCACAGACAGAAATATGAGAAGCTAGTAAAGCAGCTTCAGGCTAGTTAATCAATTAAACTTAACATTATCTGCAAAAATATGATATAATATTTGCAGATGAATTGTTAATACTTCTAAAGAATACCCTCCTAGAGGCTCTTAAGAAGGACTGAACGGCACTAAAGTTGATGCCCTTGGTTCTTTTGTAAGAGCCAAGCCACGCAAAAATACTTCAGAATCATCACAACTTAACTTTAAAAGGCGATACAATGAGTAAAAATCTCTCTAGTGTAGCTTCAGAGCAGTTTGATTCTGAAGTAAAACATGAATTCCAGACAGCAGGCGTTCTTAATGGAACAGTAACAGTACGAAACGGAGTTGTAGGTGATACATATAACTTCCGTAAAATGGGTAAAGGTCTAGCAACACAACGAACAGCCCCATCATCTGATTCAATTCCGATGGACGTCGATCACAGTCTAATTCCTGTAACCCTTACTGATTGGGATGCAGATGAATATACAGATATCTTCAACGCAGCAGAAGTAAATTTCGATGAAATGCGTGAGCTTTCAGTAACTATCGCTTCAGCTCTAGGTCGTCGTAAAGACCAAACAGTAATCGATGCAGCTGCAGCAGGTACATATTCAGCAACACCTACAGCAGGGCAAGGTGGTCTTGTTGGCACTGATATCGGCGGAGTTGGTACAGGGTGGAACGTAACAAAAATTCGTGCTGCTAAAAAGTTTCTTGATAAACGTGGTGTTCCATCTATGGATCGTCATGCAGCAATCACAGCAGATGGGCTTGAGGATTTACTTGGAGAAACAGAAGTAACATCAGCAGACTACAATACGGTTCGCGCATTGGCACAAGGTGAAATTGATACATTTATGGGATTCAAATTCCATATTATTGAAGATCGTGATGAAGGTGGACTTTCTAAAACAGGAACGCTTCAAGATAACTATATGTGGCACTCAAGTGCAGTTGGGCAGGCTATCGGTAAAGACATCACAACTGGTGCAGATTGGATTGCTCACAAGAAGTCATGGCTATCACATGGTGAGTTCAAAGCAGGTTCGGTAATTCGTGATAACGAAGGTATCGTAAAAGTACAAACGACTGAAGCGTAAGGAGTAGCATATGGCTTTCAATAGAGTAAATTTCTCAGGTAACTTAGGAGGGGGTTCAGGCTCTCTAAAAGTATTTACACACCAGGACACAGCAAGCACAAAAGCGCAGATTGCTGCTGCTGACTATTTTCTAGGAGTGTATCAACTACTATCAGTTAACGATATTATCTTGGCCGGTGGTTCAGATGGATCAGTTGTTCTTGCAGTAACAGCTAGTTCTAGTACAACGGTGACAACAGAAGAAGCAACACTTGTTTAATCTTATAGAGGGCCAGCAATGGCCTTCTATTAAGAATAAAGGAGATTAAATGAACGTAGCATCGGCTATCAAGATCAATTCAAACGCATTGATTCTACTAGGGCATACTCCTATATCATCATTCAGTGATGTTGGTTCTGGGGCGCAAGTAGCTTCTAACCTATATGAAACAAGCTATGTAGATTTACTATCGGTTCATAGGTGGAGATTTGCTACAAAAAAGGTACAGATTGCAAGATTAACGGCTACACCTGACAATGATTTTAGCTATCAGTTCCAGCTTCCTACAGATTTTATCATGCTTATTAAAGTAAATGAGACTGGAAATTTTGAGATTTATGGGGATAAGGTCTACTGCAACACTACCACCTGTAATATTGATTACATATATAGAGTTGATGAGTCGTTTCTGCCTCCTTGGTTTACTAAGGTACTTGAGTTCTATCTTGCTGCGCAATATGCAATTCCTGTAACTGGCAATAGCACACGGGCTGATTTTTATAATAACATGTATGAAAGAAAACTAATGAAAGCAAAGCATTCAGACAGTTCAGAACGTCCTAACATTGGCATAATTGATTCACCATTCACGGATGTAAGAGGATGAGCAAAACAAGGATAATCCAAAACTCATTGGTATCTGGTGTATTATCAAAGACCCTTAGAGGGCGCATTGATATCAACAAATACTACAGCGGTGTTGAGCAAGCTGATAATGTTGTAATCATGGCGCACGGTGGGATGGAGAGAAGATACGGACTAAAGAACGCTATTGAAGAATCAGTTCCAGTTCTAGGTACACATTACTTTGACGTTATCCCCAGAATGCTAAATTGGGATTATCCAAACGATTTAAACAATTATGTTCTAATATCTTATGATTCATTTATTCTTTTTCAGGATGATATCCCAGTTGATACTGTTACAGTAGTTTCAATACTAGGAACAATACTAACTCAAGCTGAATTAGATGTAATAGATTATGTACAGATAGAAAGAAAGTTATATGTATTCTTTGGAACAAGGCAACCTATTGTAATTGATCTTGCTACCGCTACAACATTATCGGTAACACTTCTTGAATTTGATGATATGCCTATATATGACTTTACAAATAACTACGCTGGAACTAAAGAAAAGTATATAGGGGATGGAACTACTACGGTATTTATCATGCTATATAGCGGTGAAAACTTTACTGTATATGTTGATGGTGTAAAGAAAATAAGGGGTACTGATTTTACATTTAATTCTACTGCTCAATCAATAACATTTACTGTGGCTCCTATAGCTGATGCTGTAATTGAAGTTATAAGCGGATACATTGGATTGGCATTTGATGCTGACAGCCCATTTGAAGATATATGGAGCGATACAAGGGGATGGCCTAGAACTGCAACTGTTCATCAGAATAGACTTGTATTGGGTGGTAGTGAGTCAAAGCCTTCTACTGTTTGGCAATCAGTAGCAGGTTCGTTCTTCGATTTCAATATTGGAATTGGTTCAATCGGAGATGGAATATTCGATACTCTTGATACATTAAGCTACAACGAAATTACAAACGTAGTTTCTAATAGATCGCTGCAAGTTTTTACTAAGAATGCAGAGTTTTATAACCAGGCTAATCCAATTACTCCTGCTTCATCGTCATGGCAACAGCAATCAGTGTACGGAAATAAGCGTATTACTACTGTTCAGATGGATGGATCAACTTACTACATAGATAAAAATGGAAAAGATTTGAGATCATTCCTATACTCATATGATGAAGATGGGTATAGCTCATCTGCTGTAAGCCTATTGGCAGATGATATTACCAATGATGTAAAGGATGTAGCAGCTCTAACTGGAACTAGCTCAACCGTATCTAACTATATTTTTGTAGTTAATGGAGATGGAACCATATCGGCTCTAAATGTGATGAGGGCAGAAGGCATTAATGGATGGACTAGATTAACTACACTTGGAAATGCAAAACGTGTAGAGACCATAAATCAATTATTTCATTGAGAAGATGGATTCATCATATACAATGGATCATTCAACAATTGCGACTGGAGTAGTTAGTCGTGTTGAGATACAATCAAAGCTTCCATCCCTTGATTTGACAATTGACTACACAATAATTGCAGATGGCTCATATCTTGGAACAGCTAACGCATATTTAGACACAGGAAAATATTATGTTGATTTGCCTCGCGATTCAGTGGCTACTGTTGAAGTTGGGATTGCTCCAGAAATAGTAGTTAAGACTATGCCATTAACAGCAAGTACATCAGATGCTGGAACTATTGTAAATCAGGAAAAGCGTGTAATTCGTGTTATACTTAACTTATTTGAAAGTCTAGGAGTATCAGTGGAAAGCAATTTAATTCCAGATAGACAATTTGTAGTAACACTTGATGAAGCTCCAATACCATATACTGGGATTAAGGAAATATATCTTTTAGGATATAGCAGAACTACACAGATAACAATAGGGCAGACAGTACCATTACCGTTTACTCTATTACAGATTGAACATGAATTGGAGTATTGATTATGTTTTTTGCAATTGGAGCCTTGGCACTTCAGGGAATACAACAAGAACAATCACAAAGCAGAATGCAGATTGATGAAGAATTTAGACAGCAAATGCTTTCAATATCAGCAGAGCAGGAGCGCATAAATG